GGAGGAGTTGCTCGAGGCGCTCGATGAGGGCAAGAAGATGGAGGACCTTCGGCCAGAGCTCAGGAGAAACAACGACAATGAGCTTTGGATGACTCATCCACTGGACGAGACGGCGGGTCTTAACTCAAGATTTGAGGTCTCTGTCGCTGATGCGGTCCACTCCACGCGAGGTTTTGAGATTCATTACTTTCACGGCTCTGAGATTGCGTTCTGGAGCGATCCGGAGACTTTCATGCTGGGGTTGATGCAGACTATCTCCGATGACCCGGAGACTCTGGTGGTTTTGGAGTCGACGGCAAACGGGTCGGGTGGTTACTTCCACCGAGAGTTCTGGAAGGCCTGGCGCGGGGAGGACAGTAAGGGAAACAAGGTCGATAGCGATTGGGAGTCGATCTTCTACCCGTGGCATGAGATGCCAAACTACGCGAGGCCGTTGCCCGAAGGCGTTTCGCCAAAGGACATCCTGGCCAGGTTTGACGAGACGCTCCTGGAGATGACTCGAGAGTACGGGCTCTCTCCTGAGCAGGCCCACTGGGCTCACAAGACTTGGATGGACAAGTGTCAGGGGGACTGGGACTTATTCAAGCAGGAGTATCCTGGGAAGCCGGAGGAGGCGTTCGCCTTCTCTGCGAGCCGGGTATTTGAGGAGCCGTCGTTGGCCGAGATCGAGAAGGTCGGAGTTCGTAAGCCGATCTTCGTGGGGTCGATTGTGGACGAGTCTGGTCAGGACTTCTCAGACAAGAGGCTTAACCTTGCGGGCTATATGGAGCCCACTCTGAAGAGGAAGAGCCTTGCCGAAGACGACTCTCTTTGGGTCTGGGAGCACCCACAGGAGGGGGTCAACTATATCGTTGCCGTTGACCCGGCGTCCGGGCGCTCGTCAGGGGACTACACCGCCATACAGGTCATTCGGACAGATACGAGGGTCCAGGTTGCCGAGCTTCAGAGTCGGATGGAGGCCCTGCCGACGTCTGCAAGGGCCGTGCTGTTGGCTCTTCACTACAACGATGCGCTCCTGTCTTGGGAGATTAACGGGGTTGGTCATGCTGTATCCCTTGGGATAATGCAGACTGAGTACTGGAACCTGTACCAGCGCGAGATGATCGAGTCGGTAAACTTCGATGCTAGGTATGGGTGGAGCACTACGGTGGCGACGAAGCCTGTGATGGTTCACGTCGGGATAGACATTGTTGGATCTAGGATGCCGGTAGTTCGTAGCGAGAGGCTAGTTAAGGAGATGCGGATGTTCATGGAGCTTACGAAGAAGAGTACGAGCTCAACGGCGCTGGTATCTGGAGACGAAATGCACAAGCGAGTAAAGGTGGGGGCGCCGCCCGGAGAACACGACGACCTTGTCATGTGTTGGCTACAGGCGCAGGCTGTTTGTGATATTGAACACGGGGCGGCGAACCGGAACGACCCACGAAGAAAAGAAGACCCACCACCAAACTACGGTGTATGGGACGATGATGATGATATGCGTCAGCCCGCCGAGGCCGACGTTGGCTCGAGGTGGCTGTGATGGCGAAGTTCGACCCCACGAAACTGCCAGTTAAGAAGGAGAAGGCTTCCGCCCTTTTGGACAAGGTCCTGAGCGCGGAGTCGATCATCCGAAAGGCTCACTTTGACGACTGGCGGAAGTTGCTCGACTCCTACCGCCTTGGGGTTGAGCGCCCGAACGGGGACCGCGGCCTCGCTATTATCTCGGCGTCCATCGACGCACTCAAGCCTCATATTTTCCACAACGATCCGTCGATCTTCGCAAAGCCAAGAAACCCGTCCGAGCTGGGCGAGGAGAAGCAGAAGGCAAAGCTGACTCAGGCCGCTCTGATGTACGAGTGGGAGGAGGGGGGCTTCAATAACGAGTGCAAGAAGATCCTCGACGACGCCCTGATTCTGTCTGCCGGAATTGGTCGCGTGACCTATCAGCCCGCCGGGGTCTTTGTTCCTGTCGAGGACTATGACCGGGACCTGGACGAGGATGACGTGGACGAGGACGACACGGTCATGCAGACGATTCGCGACCGCCTCGAGGAGATGGGAATCCCCCCAGATAGGTCTGCTGCACATGCGACGATGCTCAGAGTCTCCCCGTTCAACTTCATCTTCCCGCCCGGGTACGACGAGATTCACCGGATGCCGTGGGTTGCCGTTCGCCACTTAATTCACATTGACGAGATTAAAAACGACGACCGCTTTGGAAACACAAAGCACCTGTTCCCAGACAAGGTGAAGTCTATTGACGCGCTCAATGAGGACGGCGTTGGGAATGTTTGGCGGAAGGAAGAGGCTGAGCACATCGAGGTCTATGAGATCTGGTATCACGATTGGGCTAGTCGAGTTGTTCGGACGGGCGGCGGCAAGAAGCGTCGTCGAGTGAAGGAGTTGAGGGTTCTGTGGGCTTGTCAGCAGCCAAGCTCTAAGGGCAGCGGGCCGACTATCCTGAAGCACGCACTTTCCCCCCTAGACATGGAGGGCTACCCCTTTGTCGACCTCCGCTTTGAGAAGGTGAACGACCAGTTTTACGGAATCTCCCTGGTTCACAAGATGCTCCCCCTGGCAGAGCGTCTTCAGCGCCTAGTTGACGGGGCGGTCTCTGGCCTCGAGGCGTCGATGGCGCTCAAGACGGTTTACAAGGATGGCATCTTTGACAAGCAGGCCAAGGCGGCTCTTGGATCGAAGACCCCTCAGATGGTCGCCGCCAAGAGTAAGAACGTGGCGGCCGACGTCCGCAACCTAGTCATGCCCGCCTTCCCCCAGGAGTTCCTTGGAACCTTCAACATCCTTCGTGGGCTCATGAACGAAGTGGGCGCCGGGGATGAGGCGATGCGCGGGGGGCGGAGTTCCGCGAAGTCAGCGACGGAGGTTTCGTACCGAGCTGCGATGCACGCTGGCCGCTCGGAGTCGAAACTCCGAATCTTTGAGGTCTTTGTTCGCACGGTCGCAAGGAAGACGTTGCAGGTTATGCAGCAGTTCTACGATGCAGAGCGGTGGGTCCGGATTACCGGAGGAGACACCCCGATGTCGTATACAAGACATGACATCCGGGGAGAGTTTGACGTCGGTGTCCACGCCGGCTCAATGAAGCCGATTGGCCCCGAGGCTGAACGCCAGGCTTACATTGGATTCATGAACGCTTTGGCGTCTGCTGCTCAGGCGCTCACCGTGGCCCAGGTTCCCCAGGAGGCGGTCGCTCTCTTCTACAACAAGGCGCTCTCTCTTTGGGAACAGGACAGCCCTGAGCTCCGAGACAGTTTCGCCCAACTCTTCGGCCAGGCAGCAACTCAGGCTGGCGGGGGCCCGCAGCAGCAGCCGCCGCCGGGGGAGATGGCTGGCCCGGGGCCGGAGGAGTCTATTGCGGCGGGCGCTGCCGTGAACCCAGCAACGGGGGAGCCGTTAACTATCCCGGCCGCGGCGCAATCATCGTTTGCCCCGTCCCCCGGGGTCCCAACTTTCTAGGAAGGAGGCTTCATGCCTATCTACACACTCGCCTGCACTCGATGCGAGCACAGCTCCGGGCAGGGATTTACTGTCGCGGGGTTCAGGGCCCAAGAGGCCCAGAAGTTTTTGTTTCTTAGGTGCTCTCGGTGTAAGCGCCGAGGCACACTTAAGCATGACTTTATGGCGGACGCGAGGAGCCAGGTGGTACACAGGGACGAGTACACCTTCTCTGAAAACGCCCCAGAAGAGCGCCTTGTAAATAAGACGGTGACAAAGTCCGAGGCGAAGGCAATCCTAAAAAAGCATGGTTTGGTAGAGGCCGGAAACCTTCCCAAGGGAAGGTCAACGTCAGGTACGAGATCGTATACAGAGGCTGAGATCGTGGCCCGTTGGGCGGCGGAAAGGGAGTCGTCCCAAGACAAGCATGATAAAAACAATCAAGTAGCCGTTGACACAGATGTAGTAGAAGCGGATACGATTGTCGCTGAGACTTGGCCGGCGCTAAAGGCGCAAGCTAAGTTGCTGGGGATTAAAGCCCCCAGTACAACAAAGAGGCCCGAACTTGAGCGACTAGTTCGGGAACAACTCAACACTTAGTCGCAACCTGGAGATTCCGTGAATCCAGAGCTTGGCAACGACAACCCAGAGGTTGATGCAGACGCAGGCATAGGCGACAACTCCCCGGTGGCCGCCGGAGAGATCGACACGCAGGCTGACGTTGAAGCGAATGGGACCGAAGGCTCGAGCGATGGTGAAGACGGTTCAGGGTCTTTCTGGTCGGGGAACCCCCTTGACCTGGAGCCCGAAAACCTCGCCATCTACCGAGAGATGCAATCTGGCCTGACCAGGAAAACTCAAGAAGTCGCTGATATGAGGCGAGACATTGAGTCTGAGCGGGCTAAGTTGCAGGACAACCAAAATCAACTCCAACAGGCCTTCCTGGCGCTTCAAGCGCAACAGGCGGGCCAGAGGCCGAATGGGGCCGACAATGCGGCGCAGGAGACTGCACCTACCGTTGATGAGCTGCGACAGCGGTTCACCGAAAAAGCACAAAATGGAGATGGTTTTGGTGCCCTACTTGAGGTGATGGACGCCCGTCTCAAGGCAAACCCCGGCTCTTCTGAGCGGGAGGTTGCCTTGATGGGCGAGATCGAGAAGCTCAGAAGTCAGGTTGACTCTGTGGCGGAGACTTTTGCTCCGCACAGGGAGGCCAGTCGTCTGAACGCGATTTTTGAGGACATGAAGGGTGGCCAGTATAGGGAGTTTCGTGACGAGAGGGTTCAGGGTCAGGTTCGCCAGATCTTGGATTCCAACGATCCGACTATCACCAAGCTTCTCTCGTCGGGGACGGAGGACGCCTATCGGGCGGCCTTGTCTTTGGCGGGAGAACGAGCCATTCGGGCGGTCAATGAGGGCCGTCTGATTAACACTGCCAAGCGAAGAGCCGAAGCGGCCCCTCCAGCAACTCAGGCCGGAACAGCCTCTTCACCCGTAGGATCCACGGCAAACATGTCGATGGACGAAATCCTTAACGCGGTGTTGGGGCAGGATTCTGACCTAGGTGGCCGGTTGAGCTAGCCATAGGCTTACGAGGAAACACAACAAATGGGCGCTCCATTTTCAACAACTCTTAGTGACTACACGAAGGCGTTCTCGCTTACGTGGGGTGCTTCTTGGGAAAAGCTGGTTTGGCTTATCCTGGAGCAGTCACCTCTCTTGTACCTCATGTACAAGAAGGGGGCTATCCACCTGGAAGCAGCACCTTATGCGCGAATTCCGTTCGTACATGCCGAAAACCCTAACGTTCAGACCTATCAGGGATCCCAGGTACTGAACACCGCTGACAGCGAGTTTGCCAAGCCGTTCATTTGGGACAGTTGGGGTCAGATTTCCTGCCAGTCGGTTGTCGCTTGCGACAAGGTGGACCTCAACCAGGGCGCGAAACGTCAGATCGGCAAGCTTCTTGATGCCGAGCTCACGCAGTGCGCGATCACGATGCGGAACTACATCGAGGAGCAGCTTCACACTGCAAGCAGCGTGAGTGGCGACATCGACGGTATTCGCGGAATGATTGATTTTGCTGCTCCTTCCGCGCAGACCGGCACGGTTGGTAACGTCACCAAGAACCCGACCTACCACCACAACCAGTTCCAACAGATTGGTGGCGGCTTCATGGCTCAGGGTATTCCAACCTGGACCAAGCTCTACCGAGAGTGCGCCAAGTTCGGACGTCGTCCTGACGTTATGTTGGTCGACCCGGCTGTCTACGACGGCTACGAGGAATGGTGTGGTCCCGAGCGAGCTCTGGTTGACGAGGACATGGGAAGCGCCGGCTTCACTAGCCTCCGATTCAAGGGTGCTCTGGTCATTCCCGACTACAACATCACTGAGAACAGTGGTGAGGGCTTCATGTTGAACCTGACGGGCGGCTCTCCGAGCGGCGCTTCGGGCCACAACTTTGAGCCTGGATACCTCGACCCCGTCAAGGGCAAGAGCAAGGGCCAGACCAACCTGGGCAATATGAAGCTTTGGATTAATCCCAATGCTCACTTCTTCATGGATGACTGGCGCCTCGCGCAGGAACAATGGGCTTGGATTTCCAAGACTAAGTTCCACGGCATCCTTACCGTCAACAACCTCCGCGAGCAGGGTTGCTTCAACTTTGCTGGCGGCGCCTACAGCGCCTAGAAAGGAATACTAAAATGGCACTTTCAGACCCTACCCGCGTTGTTGTTGAGGCTACGATTGCCGCAGGCGCGACTGTTTTCTATGGCGACGTAGTCAAGCTTGTTCCTGAGTTCGCTCCGGTCGTCGCGGCCGTTGACGACCTGAAGACGTATGCCTTCAAGTGGACGGCTTACATTACGGATTCAAACCCCGCACAGGATGACCTTGAGTCGCCAACCTTTGGCGTCGTGGATGCGGCAACGTATCCCACGATGGCATTGGACGGCAGTGGTCGGACCTCGGCTGGTGACGCAGGAGACACGATTAGCGTCGTGATTGCTGGAGCCTGCCTTGCGAACGTCTACTACGTCTCGGTCAACCTGACGAAGGGTTGCTGGCTTTATGTCGGTGACTCCAACGTCGGGGCTGCTCCTGCCGGAAAACTGGTTACCTCTGTCACTCAGAGCGCGGCTAGCAACCAGATCAGTACATTTGGGGACTCGTTCACGAATGCCGCGCACTACAGCGACTTTCACCAGACCGTTCGGGCCAAGGCACTAGTGACCACTGCGGTCACTGCTGCTGACGCTTATGTGGTCGCTCCGGTGATGTTGTTCAACAACCCAATCGGCATTGCCGGTTAACAAACTCGCTCGTCGGCCGCTTTAGGGTCGTCGGCGGGCAACACGCCTGAGGGTGGGGGGTTTCGGCCCCCCACCTAACCAGGTCGAGAAAGAGAGAAACTATTATGGCTACTACTACTGCACCTACAGGCTTCGGCCGCCCCATCTGGAACGCTATTAAGGGCGGAAACCGGGTTCACGGCGTCGGTCTTGTTCCAATAGTCATCAATCATTTTGGAGACGCCGACACGGTCTCTAGGAGCTGTTTTGTTGCCCCGGCCGTTTCGGCGGGTGGGATGTGGAAGCTCGAGTCCGCGCTCGTCATCCCCTCGGTAACCATCGCGGCTCACGCGGCGAATTACTGGACGTTCATGTTGCAGGTTGGCTCAGATGATATGGGCGGAACCGGGCTGACCAGTATCTCTGGGATGACCGAAGACACTTCGTATGCACTGGACGTTGATGGTCCTGAGGCCGCGACCCCGAAGAAGGTCTTCCTAGCTGAGGGTGACATTTTGAAACTCACCATGACGAAGAATGACTCCGGCGTTGACCAGTCCGACACTGAGTTCCTTGTTCAACTCCTGTTCCGAGTATCGCCTCCCGGTCGCTAGACTCGGGTAATCTCTAGGGGTGCGGGGTGACCTGCCCCGCACCCCTAAACCCCCGAACTGGAGGCTCAGGTGAACTTTGCGACACTCAAGCAGCGCCTAGGTAGGCGGCGCGGATTCGACGGAAATGAGTCCCGACTAGGGGACTTTGTTAACGACGCATACATGACAATCTGTGGTCGCCGCCAGACCTGGAGCTGGCTGCGTCGAACGCACCAGTTCAGTACACATGCGCCAGAGTCTGTTACGGCATCGGACTACCCCACGACAGCGGTGGCTGGGGCGACGTTTACAAATGGAAGCCGCATCGTAGCCAACATGACAGCCATTGCTGGCAATCACACCCGGTCTGGGGCTCGCCTGGCCTGCCCAGACGGGACGGTTCACCGGATTGCAAGCCATGACTCGGCCACGAACGCCTATCTCGAGGCGCTTTACGGGGGAGCGAACTCGCCCGCGTTGGCCCCAGGCGATACCCCGCCGACCTACCGGGACTCCTGGAAGATCTACTTCGACGAGTACCCTTTGCCGGCCGGAACGTCTGGGATTGAGTCGATCATCTGCACAGGCAACGGGTTCGTCTACCACGTTCCCGAGCAAAGCCTCCTTCCCCAGCACATGAAGACGCTGACGGTGAAGGACTACGACTCCTACCCACAGTTCTACGCCATCGAGCGACACAGCCTCATCCCCGCCCCATCATCGGCCCCAACTTTTGGGACTCCCGTGGGGGGCGGCGCCATGGCTACCGGAGCCTACGGGTACAAGTACTGCTACCTCAACACGAAGACTCAGGAGATGGGGCCATTCTCTCCGACCGGGACAACCTCGGTAACCGCCCTGGGGAACACTGTCGAGCTCTCCTATGAGCGTCGGGCAGACTTCGGTGTAGCCATCTATCGCACCAAGGTTGGTGGCTCAGAGTTCTTCCACCACAGGAACGCCCCCACCACAGACTTCACCACGACCACCCTGCAGGACCTGTACGTTGACTCGCAACTCGGGTTCAAGCATTTCGACCTCGACACCACAGGTGCGGCGATGGACACGAACATTGGCGCCGTGGCACCCCGGGCCTCTGAGGTTAGTGGGTCGGAGCACATTCGACTGTGGCCCCCGCCCGACGAGGAGTACGTTGTCGACATGACCTTCTTTGTGGCGCCAAAAGAGATGACCCTAGATACGGACGTCCCTGTGGTTCCACTGCAGTTTCAGCCAGCCATCCTAGACCTGGCTGAGAGTTACGCTCTGGGCGAGTCTGAGAGCCACTCGGCGGCGGCCCAGAAGCGGGGCATCGCGATGGAGATGGTTGAGCGGATGGAGCGGGACGAGGACTCCGACCCCGGAACGGTTGTTCAGATTGGTCGCGGCGAGCCAGACGTCTACGGGGAGCACCTCGGTAACGGCCGCTGGCCGCGAACCGTGAGCACCTCATAGGGGGCTGCTGTGGCTAGAATTGCACAGGGTCCTGGAGTCCGGGCGGTCCCCCTCCTGACTAGGGGGCTTAGTGATCAGGTCTGGTTGTCTAACGGGGAGGCCCGTCAGGTTGACGGTTGTTACTTCCAGGTGGTCGGTACGGTCGAGAAGGCAAAGGCCGTCAGAAACCTAGTGGACTGGCACTGGCGAAACCACCATCTACTGAATACGAGGATTAACGCAATCACACCCTTCCAGGCGAAGGGTGGCCCAATGGAGCTTGTGGTATCCCTGTCCGGGGACAGTGGTGACGCGGAGTTGCACTACCCAGACCTGTCTTCGGACCCACTGACGGAGGGTGGAGCCACAAAAGACAAGTACCGAGCGGGTCGGGTGCTGGTTGTTAGGTGCGACAGCCTCGAGAACATGGACCTTCCCCACATTGGGGAGGGGAGCCCGTGGCAGGAGAGTTACTCTACAGACCCACGGGGCGACCAATTCATTGCGGCGCGAAGGGTCTTGCCTGAGGACCAGTTTGGCGGAGATTACTTCACGAACTGGGGCGGGTTTCTGTTTATTGTTAATGGCGTTGATGCAAACCTGAAGTGGAACGGTGACTACGCCTCGAGGGTTGGGGTTCAGGAGAGGCCGGCCCCTCCGCGGGCGGTTTCGGTTACCCCGAACCCAGATGACAAGAACCTTCACCCCGACTTCTCGATAAACGACGAGTTTGTGGGCATTGGTGAGGGCGACCGGGGAAATGGGACTAGTGTTGTTCAGAAATTCCAGTACCGGGCGACCTTTGTCAGCGCGAGCGGAGCAGAGGGTCCTCCGAGCGAGGCGGGGGAGTTTGCTGTAACTGGGGAAACGTATAAGTTTGCCTCGTTTAACGACGTTCGTGCCGCGACCAAGGGCCCGCACTGCTGGATCGAGGAGACCCAGAACCCGAACGACGGAAGCGGGGGGACTCCGCTGACAAGGAACCCCCATCGCTCAGTCATTCACATCAGCGGGCTAGACAGGCCGACTCAGCCAGACATCGTCTGGAGGAACATCTACAAGCGAGCTCGGGACGGGGAGTACTACTTCTGGCGCCAAGTTGCTGTGAACGAGAAGATCGTCTACGACCACGAAGACACGCTTGAGTCGGCCGCCACCGGGTCGCCGCTGAAGGAGGAGCTAATGGCTCCTCCGACTAGCAGGTTCGTGGCCTTCTTTCGCGGACGTGGGTACTACGTGTCCCCAGAGACCCCCTCTATCGTCTCCTACAGCGACCAGGACCTTCCGGAGCAGATGTCGTCTGCCCTTCAGTTTCTGGACGTGAATAGTTCAGAGGGGTCTGACATCACGGGGCTTTACGCCTTTGAGGATTCCTTGATTGTCTTTAAGGAAGACTCCATCTGGCAAGTAACGGCCCTGGCCGACGGCTCCCCCATCTTGACTCCGGTGGATGAGTCTGTGGGGAGCCTCGCCCCGCGAGCTGCAATCAGGGCGTATGGGAGGCTTGTCTTCGTCGGTCGGCATGGGGTCTATCAGTACAACGGGGGAAGCATCAAGCCCCTGTCGAAAAACCTGAACGCCTGGTGGGAGAATGTCTACAAGGGCGGGCTCTCCACAGCAACCTCGTGGCTAGATGAGGCTGAGCGGCGTCTGTTTATCTCCCTCCAGTCTGGCCCGGACTCCGTGAACGACACGGTCATTTGCTATCACTACCAGCTCGACGCCATTACGATCATCAAGGGCCAGAAGATCACAGCATCAGCCCACTACAAGGGCGAGGCGATTCTTGCCGTCCAGCACGACGAGAAGAAGCTGAAGTTGAAGCCCCGAGGCGAGCCCGAGCGGGGCGTAAGTCCGCTAGTCGGCGGCAAGAAGACTTCCCCCAAGAAGAAGGGCGACCCGATTCGCAACTCAGATCTTGTTATCTGGGGGCTTGGCGACTCGTACTCTTATGAGTTTGCCCCCGGCGAGTTTAGGGGAGGGCGAGACGTCGTGTCTGCCGGGGCGTGTGCCGGGAGGATTCGATTTGGGCCCTACAGCGCGAACCAGACGAGCTGGGACTCTGTGGAGGAGATGGAGGTCACTGGGATTGACGTCTTCTTCCCCTACGCCGGAGACCACGAACTCACTGTGCGGTGGTACAAGAACCGGAACCCTGTCGCTGAGGGCGAGAGGACGTTCAAACTCCACCAGAGCGGAACGTCGGCCCAGAAGGACCAGAACACGGACCTCACCCAGAAAACGGGATGGGGCGGCGCAGGCAAGTCCTGGGGGACCTCATCATGGAGTGGCGAGCCTCAGTTGTTTCAGCGGATCGTCTTCCCGAACTCGGTGGTTTGTCGGGAGATTGAGATTGAGTTTGAGAACAGCAATAGCGATGAGCCGTTTGGCCTTGATGGGTTTGTTTTGTGGCGAGCGAGCAAGGGTGCGGAGCGCCAACGATGAGTGAGGTCGATGACATGGAGCGCCTCACGGTGCGCCTCGAGCGCGCCATGAAGCGGGCGAACATTGGGGCCCCCTCGTCGTTCTCTCTGGACAGGCGGGCGAACTTTGTGTTGAAGAGGGTTGGTGTGGGGGGTCTTGTTACCCTTGAGAAGCCAATGAGCGTCCTTCGGGCCATCCGGGCCATAGAGAATCACCGAGGCTAGCGTCGTGTACTACCGAAAAGGCAGTTACCCAAAGAGTGGCCATGCGGATGTCCCGGGCGACGTTTGGGCAGAGTTTCAGCGCATCCGGGAGCACCTATCTGGGGTAGATCAGAACAACGTCGCTCCGAATACGATAGGCAGGGATCTTGTTGTTGCCCCCTTCGATCCTGACCACAACGGGATAAGTGACATCATTGGGGTCGACAATTCGTTCCTCTATAAAGAGAAGCTTGCCGCCGCCGGCGTCCCGATTAGGGAGTTTACCTCGTCCAATCAGGGGTCTTGGTATGACCTTGGGCGGAAAGGCCTGAGGCTGAAGGCTGTTTCTCGCGGCGATGCCCCTTGGATTGTCGGGGCGTCGGTCTCTGCCGTGGTTGCAAATCCACTTCGTATTGAGCCGACCACCCGCGGGGACTACATCGACCTTTCTGTGGACCCGCCCGACCCCACCATCGCGGGGCAGCAAAAGAAGGCGGCGAAGACTTATTCAGCAGCGGACTGGGCCGAGGCTTTAGACCAGGAGCAGAGAGGGAGCCTGCACCTTAGGATTCGCAGTAGCCAGGGCGGCCTCTCCGCTGCAGAGGCTGTGGGGGGGTTCAACTCCTACATTCACGGGTGCTCTATCTCCACCGTGTCCTGCTTCTTTGTGCGCGGTGGTCCGGTTGAGTTTTCCCCAAGCGTCCTCTTCCGGTCACTCCTGAATAACAGCGACTGGAAGTTGCACGTTACTCGGGCAAACATCTTCGCGTTTGGGCTGTACCGCTGATGCCCATCTACACATACACAAAAGATCTCCGAGAGCAGGAGGGGGAGTTGACGCGGCCCGGGGACATAAAAGACAACCTCGAGGACATCCAGGACGCGGTTAATGGCCTGACTTGGGTCAATGTAGACCGGGGTTCTCTTGACCAGTTCCACGTCAAGCCGGGGGAGGCGTACAAGGAGATCGCGGGGAAGTACGCGGAGTTTGATTCCTCCACGTACCCCCCCCACTACCCCGCCTATACGGAGTTGGCCCGCCTTTCGTTTCCCGTCCGGCCGGACAATGGGGTCTATGTTACGGCTAGCGCGTCGTGGGATGCGAGCTCGACCACCAACTACGTCATTGGGCCGAGGAGGGCTAGGCTAAGACTCTCGGCCCGCTCGATTGCTCAGGGCACTCAGACGGGTTCGTATGAGCAGCCCTCTGTGTATAACCTTGAGGCCAACGGGGGCGCTGGGATCGTTTGGGCGTATCGCGTTGAGGCTGGGACGCAGCATGAGGTCTCCTTTGAGTTTACTCACCATGGCCCGGACACTGGTCCGACAACAGGCCGGCCGGCAAGAATAAACCTTGTTGTGTTTGTGATTGACCGATGAGCCTGATCAACTTTACCCATCCGCCGAACTTCACGGACTACGGGGAGATGGAGGCGGACCATTGGGGCGATCCCCTTGATGTCGTTGAGGGCGTTTTTCAGGCAGGTGTCCACGGGGAAAACTTCCAGACCAACTCGCTCCGCGGGGAAAACTTCAGGAAAAGGGGCCTAACGGAGGTCTTCCAGCGGAAGTCAGACTCCGACCCTTGGGTCTGTTGGCCCTCGACGTCTGAGCAGTCAAGGGACATCCCGGGCGGAGCCCTCCGGTTCAGACTCCGCGCTCCAGCATCAGTGATGGTCTTCTTCTCGGCGGTTATTTACCGACACAACACGAGAGACATCAGTCTGACTAGGCACGACTTATTCAAGACAAACTCAAGCCGGAACCCGGTGATTCAGACGGCTAACTTCTATGGAAAGTTCACGGCCCTGTGGGAGGGGGAGAACAAGGAGCCCGGGGACGAGTACGCTCAAGCCTCAACGATTGTCCGCGTCAGGTCTTCGCATGACAGGCCAAACACTTCAAAGGGCGTCTTCTTGCCGTGGAAGATTCGGCCGATGGATGGGCTGACAACCAAGCCGATTTCCGATTTAAGGATGCACCCACACACCACCCCCAGCGCAGGCCTGCCTGAGGGGGGATTACTCCAGGCGGGCTGGCACAACATTAGACACACAGTGAGCCTGCTTGCGTCGAGCTCTGACGACCCCTGCCTTGTCTTTGGCAACACAGAACTTGTTGTTGTCGCTGATTACGGACCAAAAAAGACGACACTGCAATATGATGACAAGCAGCATGAGCATGACTCATTGCGCGGTCGCATTGAGTAGCGTGACCTGAGCCGAGGATAATATGAAAAAAGCAGAACGCACAGTCTTCCCGGAAGACGTCAGGTTTCAGGGGGCAACGGGGCGGCTCTTTGAGGCGGGCGAGTCTATCGGTGGAAGGCCGCTTGATTTTGGGCGTCGTGGCGGAGCTGCCTTCCTTGGTGCTGGAGATCTCCAAGCGAACCTCCTTTCCGCAAAGAACCAAGCTATGGCTGGGCTTAGTGCGGCGAGGGCACAGCGCGACCTCCAAGCGGCGAAAGCCGCAAGGGTTCGACGGGCCGCAATCGAGGGGGCTAAGTCCGGCGCCGCCGCAGACCTTGGGACTGCCGCGTTCGGCGCCTTCGCTGACTTTATTGCGAAGAAGAAGCCGTGGGAGCTCGGTTTTGGGGACGCCCCAGCAGCAACGACCCCCACAGCAACGACCCCCTCCACAGTAACGCCCCCCGCCGTCACGCCCCCAAGTATCGCCCCAGAAAAACCACTAATCCCCCTAGAGAGTGTCACCCCGGCGCCTGTTTCGGCAGAGTCTCCGGTCGTGCGGAACCAGGGGGACCCGTGGGTATACAAGAAGGTTGGGGGAACCTGGATGACGATGGATACCCGGGGTGACGGGACGTGGTTGCGCTACCCAACCCATCTACCAACAGACCGGCTCGAGGCCACACTTCTCGGCGGAGGGCGTTGATATGCTACCGGCTTTAGCAGCGATACTTCCCACCCTCATTGCGGCTGGGGTTGGGGCTGGCGCCCAGGGGATTGCGGCAGGCATTGAGGGGGATCGGCCTGAAAACCGAATGACCCCAGATCAGTGGCTTAGGTATAAGGGCATTGAGCAGGCCAAGAGGGCGGGTGGCATTGCCGCAGCCCAGGGGGCTGGAGCGGCTAGGCGTGGAGCCCTAAAAGACCTCGGCAGCAAGGCCGGGTATCTGGGCGTGGGGGACCTTGGTGGCGCGATGATGCCCGCGTTCCGTCGCGCCTTCCAGGGGGAGCAACTCAGGGCTCAGCAGCGCGTGGGCGCGCTTGAGGGCGCCGCGATGCAGGAAAAGACGGGCCTTGAGGCCGCTAGCAAAGAGAGGCGGGCGGCCTTGGCAAAGATGACCGCAATGGCCTCCTCTGCTGCTGGGAAGATGTCAGAGAAGGCGGCTGAGGGTACCGACCTTGAGGGTGTCCCGTTTGGGGCCATCGGTGGCGGCTTCCAGGGCGCCATTGGCCTTGGTGGTATGGCTAGTGATTTGGAGCGGAGGCGTCGGCGTGAGACCTTGGGTGGGACTAGTCGTCCCCTCTTTGGTGGCTCTGGGTACGGAGTTTATGGTCCCAGTGGCCTTTACGGATAGTTTCGTTAGATAGGAGTCGGTTGTGTCAAAGCAAGGTGGTTATGAGTACTACCCGGGAAGTTCGCTTTCTGGTGAGTTGATCGAAAGTCGGGCGCTCGCCCCCCTTGCCCAGATTCCGGGGCAACTGCTTGCCCATGAGCGCATGGCCAGAATGATGGCCCTCAAGGAGGACCAGTTTGAAGAGCAGAAGCGGATCCAAGAGCGAGCTGAGATTCTTGGTGCCGCCAAAAGGAGAGAGGCTGGCGGTGGCGGTGGCGGTGGCGGCGGTCGTGGTGGTAGCGGCGGTGGCGCCGCAGGAGCCGCAGGAGCCCCCTACAGTTACATTGACCCAGCCACTGGGATGCAGCGCACAGGCGGAGCCGGGCCTCAGAGCGGCTGGGGCCCCAGGACGTTTGCTCCAGGATTCGATGACATCGAGGCCCAGAGGGCCAGGGATGCCGCGCAACTAAAGGCGTACCTCGAGACCGAGAAGCAGCTCAGAGAGCTCACCAGTCCAGGCGCAGGCGTGGTGCCCGAAAGGGCCGCCGATCCGGTTGCGGACCTTCTCGGGGAGGAGTACAGGGCTCCCGCCCAAGCGGTAATTGATCCGGTGGCCCTTGAGGCTGCGTACCGGGCAGGCTCGGGCGAGTCGATCCCAGAAGGTCTTCCCGTGGAAAGGCAGGGGCCTCCGACACAGGTGCAGCCTGGCCTTGCGTCAACCGAAGACCCGATCTCGGAAAGAGAGTCGGCCCGTCGCATTGCCGAAGCACACAAGGGGGCCCTCCGCGAGGCCCGCGGGGCGACGGCGTCGGCCAGGCGGAAGGCTGGCACTGGCGCTGGGATTATGGAGCAGATCACGGGGCAGCCGACCCCGACCGTCACCCTGCCAGGTCCGACAAAGGCTGAGCAACTTGCTGAGGCCCGCCGCGAGAGAGGGGCTACGGGTAAGGCTGGTCCGAGGGCTAGTGGGGCAGACCGACTTGTGGAGTCCGTTGAGGCGCAGATAAAGGCCAGGGACTTGAAGCGTCCAGACATCCTTGATCGGCTGGGCGGGGCGACCCCCAACTCAATGGTTGAGTTCGTCGACATCCTCACGGGCCCCATGGGCAAGGACATCTACTCAGAGCTCAAGGGACGGCGTCCGTTCAAGCGAGGCCAGGGAGACCTCAGGGCCGCGTACAACGACGTAGCGGCCCACCTGCAGGGCCTCCGGGACGAGGGCGACAAGATTGGTGCGGAGCGCATGGCTGCGGCCATGAACGATGAGTACAGGTACTCGGAGACCGTCCGAAAGGACTTCGTGAAGAGGTCCTATTCGATGCTTCGTGGGGAGCGGTCCCTCAAGGGAAAGGACGACGCCTTCGTCATGAACCTGGCCGAGCAGATGTCCCGCGAAGACACAAAGGCCCTGGCCCTCAAGTTCCTCGACCGAGCCCAGGCGGAGCGCCTCAGGCACATCGGCAACGTGGTTGGTCTTTCCCAACTTCGGGACAAGCAGAAGACCCGAGAGAAGAAGTCGAAGGCCTGGGCTGACCAGAAGGCCCAGGATCGTCAACCCACCCTCGATGCGATTGACGAGATAAATGCGATGTTGGCAATAGAAACCGACGAGGCTGAGAAGATTCGACTTGGAGACAAACGCAAGAAGTTGAAGGACAGCCTTGGTGAGTGGTCCCCAGAGGGCGACCTGGGCGAGGGCCTTCTCATGCAAGATCCGGCTGGGGGCCGTCTTGCCACAGAGAGGAAAGATAGGCTTGCCGTCGCGGCTGCGGCCAGCAAGCAGGGGGCCATTAACGATGCCGTCTTGGCGAGAGCGGCCTACGATCAGGCCCTAGAGACGGGAACGGGAGTAGACAAGGCTAGGAAGGAAATGGAGCGGACGGACGCCATCGCCCGCTCGCTTGCTCCGAATTGGGACGCTGGCCTCAGGGCCAAGGAGAAGGCCGCCAGAGAGGCCGAGATGACTGAGGGGGCGAGGCTGAACTTCTCCGAGAGGAACGCCTTGAAGGGGCTCCTCTCTCAGGCCTGGGCGGACAATAGGGCCGGAGAGCAAGACACCCCGGTGACGGCAGAAGATGAGAACTATGCCGAGAGCATGATCGCTCGAGAGGAATCCCAGGGCCGACCTGGGCACAATCGCCTCTCAACCATGTTCCGTCAGATGGGCACTAGGCGCCCGCCGTCAGGGGAAGACTTTCTGTCCATCATTGCTGCCGTTCAAGAGCAGTATCCCGGCATGAGGGGGCCGCGCACAACGCCGACCCCTCCCCGACCCCCTGCCCCCTCCCCGACCCCTGTGGTCACTCAGCCGGAACGGCCCGCTGGTGGCGGCCCCACCGACCAGCAGGTGATCGACCGGGTCCTCGCGCAGCCGGGCTACGCCTGGGATCCCACGACCCAAGAGTTCACCAGCCCCGAAGGTAATAATTTCGGGATTTCCGACGCCCGCACAAGGCTATAGGCGGGGATAATGGCTGACCCCTTTGCCGGTCTCGGCGCGAAACAGGAGGCCCCCGCTGTGGGGACTGACCCTTTCGCTGGCCTTGGGGCGGGCGTTGAGGTAGCCCCCCAAGCCGCGCCAGATCCCTTTGCCGGGCTTGGGGGGGCCGAAGAAGAGCTCGTCGGGCCCCCAGGCGCTCCCGAGCTCGACCCAGTGTCCGTTAGGCTGTCGGAGGGCTTAGACGCGGAGGTCGAGGCCCTCGTTACGCGCATGAAAGACGAGGAGGAGGCCCTGCAGAAGGAGTTGGACGAGGCGAGACTCTTTGGCCCAGTGCCGGAATCTCCGGCTCTTCGCATCCAGCAGGGGGGCGTATCTGGTCCCGGCGCCGCACCCGATCCGACATGGGGCCCTCTCGATGCGTGGGACCCCGGCTCGACACTGACCGGCAAGACCCCAGAGGAGGCCGCTATTCAAGGAATTGAGGTGCGGGCGGCACAGGCGGAAGACCCCGCGGAGAGGGCCGAGCACAAGCGGGAGGCCATGGCCCTGAGGCGGGACATTGGCGCACAGAGAGACATCAAGCAGAGCGAGGAGTTCTTGCGACTAAAGGCGCTTGGGATGAGTGCAAGCGAAGCGACGGAAATATCTAACCTTGTGGAGGAGATGGGTCCGGAAGCCCTTACGTCGTGGGTGAACTATGACCTCCCAGAGGGCCACCCAGACAGGGTGTCGTCTCGGGCTGCGATGGTGACGAAGGCTTACCGAGACGGTCTTAAGCATGAGGCACTAATCGCGACGACTCGGAGGGCTGACGAGGCCTATTCTGAGATCATGGAGGGGGACAAAGAGGGCTGGCTTGATCCCGGGACCGAAGAGGGTCAGGCGAAGTTGCAGCAGGCCGCCAGCAGGATCGCAGACGACCTGGCCTATGAGCACAGGGGTTATGGGCCTGGGGGTACCGCCATCGGGCGCTTTCTCGACCGCATCGCCACCAAGCACGTAACCAATCTCGTAGCTAGGGAGGAAGAATATGCAAAGGCCAGGAAGGTCGTCAACAAGGCGGAAAAGATCTCCGAAATCCTTGGTATCCCCCAGGAGCAAGTCGAGGCAATGGCCCTTGCCAAGTACGTCACCGAACACGCCTATACACAACTGCCCAACCAGGAGGACTACAACCTCATGGCCCAGGGCTACACGCCACCCATGGCCGGAGGACTGACGCCGGGCTGGAAGAAGGCGACTCAGTTGGAGAAGGTGTTGTCCTGGTTCAGTCGGCCCTTCTACGCGACGGTCTCAGCCTCTGCCGACTTGGACTACCTCTTCAAGATGGAGGCTGGCGAGCGTCAGGCCTGGATTGACAACCTCCACCCGAAGGACCCGAGAGGGCCGATTTTTGAGGAAATTGGCGGGACTGGTGGGCAGATCCCATCAATCATCGAGGAGCAGAACCGGGTCGAGGGTCTGTACGACGCGAACGTCCACGCCAGACTGATGGGCCTGAAGAATCAACTCAGGAAAGCCTACTGGGACGCCAATGCGTTAGACCCCTACGGGTTCAACATCCACCTTCCGCACCCGTGGCAGAAGATCGAAAGAGGGGGGATCATCGCGGCGGGGGAGCGGCTTAGTGGGCCACAGGAGATTCGGTCCCGCGGCCTCGCGGCAAAGATCTGGGGAAGCCCGATTAAGACAGACGACCCAGCGATGATGGCCTACATCTCAAAGGAGGAGCAGCGGTGGATGTCCCATGTGGACGCCCGGTGGTGGGGCCTTGGTACCACCCTGGGAATTGATAGCAAGTACTACAAGGGGCCGCCAGACCCCATTGCCGCGCTGTTTACTCCGGGGGCCAAGAGGAAGGACATCCTCAAGCAGATCGAGGAAGGCGACCCCCTTGCCGGAATGTGGACGGCGAACATGTTCCAAATCATCGCCCCCGACCTTGCGGCGCCTTACGAGGGGGTCTTTGCTGGCGCCCAAAAACTCTTGGGCGCACCGAAGCTCAAGGCTGGTGGGTCATACTTCACGAGCCATGGCGACCGGATGAGGACCGCCCAGCAGGCGAGGCAGGCTCAGCGGGTCGTCGGGGAGATGGAGCAGCGCGCCCTTGCTGCCGGGCGAGAGCTAAGCCAGAGCGAAAAGAACGCGGCCATGGACCTGTTCATCGGGAACATGGATGAGGTCTACAACCAAGTAGCCGCCCTCGCCAGCGCGGGGGCTAAGTACACCCCAGAAAACCTCGGGAAAGGGACTGTGGCGCTCAGGCATGCCCGGGGGAAGGGTGATCCCGCGTGGCTCGAGGTCAAGCACATCGACTTTGACGAGGCCATCCGCTTTGACGAGGGGGTGCCATACCTGGACAGTACAAAGATTCTGGTGACCTACGGGGACGACGCCATCCCCTCCGTGGGTGCAGTTGTTGACAGGATTGCGGCTGCTGGGAAGGGCTCCCCTGGGGCGGAGGCTGTTCGTGACTTCCTTTACGGGAAGGGGGCCGCTCGGAAGATTCGACAGAGAAGGGGCCTGATTCCCGAAGAGGCCCCCGTGATGGTCATCCCCGAGGGGAAGGCCGCTCAGGCAACTCGACTTCAAGACCAGCTTGATGCAGCAAGGGGCGAGTTGAGAGGGGACGAAGCGCATCGCACCCATGCCGCGGGCTCCTACACGGTGCCCTTTGGTGACTCGGCCGCCAGGGCCCGCAAGATAAAGAAGATTGCCGACCTAGAGAAAAAGATAGAGAGACTCAAGGCTCCAAAGAAGCTGACGCCAGACGAGGTCGTAGACCACATGTTGGCAGAGATGTTCGACCCACTCAGGCCCGCCAGCATGTTCCCGAAAAAGACGACGGGGAACCTATTCAAGGTCTTTGACGGGGCTGGCCGGATGGTGGCCCAGGTCGATCACGCAATCTTTGCGTATGAGGGCAGGCGCCCCATGACGGACTTTGTCCAGAGGGCCTTTGGGGTGGACAGCAGTGTCCTTGGGTGGAACGTCAACCACGGGACGAAGGAGGCTCCCAACTGGAAGCCGGCGAAGCTCATCGACCTGATCACAGACCAAGAGGCCCAGCGGGTCGTCCAGGGGTACTGGAAGCAGGACATAGCAAGGAGGGCTATCGGGTCAAAGTTCCACAAGCTCGCCTACGACGTAATGCTGGCAAAGGGGACCAAGAAGGAGGCCGAGCTGATAGGCAAGTTCGTGGAGGCCCTTGGGGAGCCCGTCGACATGGCCGACGTTGGGATGAGCCTCCTCCAGGGGGTAACGAGCCACGTCTCTAGGGGGATTCAGTACCGACCCGTAGCCAGGACCGCTGCCAGGGCCGACATCCCGCCGCTGCCATCCGGGAGGCTCAGCAAGACGGTTGCTAGGCACATGATCGCAGAGAACAAGGCGGGACTCGTAGCAATCCGGGACCTCAACATCCCGGCATCGGAGAGTTTCCTCGAGCACGGCCTAACCTTCACAAAGGACGACCTCTCTACGTTCCTGAGTGGACGCAAGAAGGCGAAGCCAGTTTCCGAGACACAACTGGATAAGGCTCTGGACGACTTGATTGAGAGTGGGATCGTAACCAAGACCGACGACGGAAATGGCTTCCGCATCAAGCCCGAGTACTACGAGCTCCCCGGAAAGCCGAAGGTCGAGAAGCCCCCAACTCCAGCCGCAGCCCCCGAACCACCCCCTGCAGCCGCAGCAGCAGGTGCCGAGGAGGCCCTCGCTCCCGTTCAGGCGACCGCCCCCGAACGAACAAACTACGCAAAGAACAAGGGCGAGTCTTGGCAAGGAACCGTAACCCACCCAGAAACCGGCGAACACTTTCACGCCAACGCCACCATTGCGAAAATTCCTGGCGAGGGGTGGGAGTTGACTGTCTCTGGCTACGGAGGGCAGGCCCCGTGGGAGTACCCTGGACAACTGGTTGATATATCTAAAACCACCACAAGAGATTTGTTTAGCCCCGACTTCGGGGGCTGGCTCTTCGGTTCGGTCGTGGACGCTAGAGAGGCCGCCCTCGCCATCTTAGGTAAGGCGAAGAAAAAGCCGTCTGACCGTACCGCAGACATCGTAAAAATTGCCAACGATGAGATCCGGAAAATTGAGAAACCGTTGGGCTGGGAGAACGAACCAACTATCATTGGCGAGGCGCTTCCCAGGTACACCCCCGAAGCCCCTCCCGCCTCGGCCGCTGGGATCATCGAGGACATTGCTAAGCCCACCCCGGTTGCCCCGGATATGCCTCCAGCGACGGCCACTAAGGCAGAGAGGGACGAGTACCTTTCTCGGCTTTATGAGCACAGGCTCTCTGGGAAGGAGGGCATGGATGACGCCGCCGCCAGAAGGCTCGCCCTTTTTGGCGAGCACGGCACCAAGTTGGAAACGTATCTCCGTACAATATCCGACATCTCATCCGAACTCCCCCTTGACCCGGCGCTGGCTAAGGTGGCTCGGTCGTGGAGGTCGGACTACAACAAGGCCCTGAACAAGTACCAAAAGATTGGAAAGGCGGAGGGTAGGCCTGGGCAATGGGCGTTTGATAAGGCGGGGCTTGAGGCCTTTTCGTCAAAGAGGGTCGTGGACGGGCTTGTTGATGTCGTCCACGAGAGCCGACCGAAGGTGCCCCCGAAGCCCGCTCCCCCCGCGGCCGTCACTCCCCCAGTCGCTCCCCCCGTCTCCGCCGCTGGGATCATCGAGGACATCGCCAAGCCTGCCAAGCTCAAGCCCCGCCCGACCACAGCGAAACTCCGCAATATGCGGGAGAAACTGTCTAGGCATAAGCCCGCCCTGAAGGAGGGCAGGCAGTTTGAGCGTCCGGGTATCCGTGACGTTCGGGGGGCTGACCTTGAGAGGGTTCCGGGGCCAGACATTCTTGAGCGCCCAGTCCTTGGGATGATTGAGGCCGAAGTTGGCCGAGCTCAGATCATAAGGCAGACGGTCAAGGAACTCCTCGGGGTGGCGGACGCTGACGAACTGCGAGCGCTCCGCTCAATTCACGACAACATTGACAGGGTCGTAACCAAGGCAACCAAGGCCCTGGACCCGGCCTTTGTTGACGACTATCTGGAGGCCCTCGAGGGAATGTCTTTGGCAGATGTCAGGCAGTCAGCTCGAGCCCTTCGCCGCCCAACCTTCGACCCGGCTGAGTACAAGAACCTGTCGGCAGCAGCAAAGACCGCTGTCGAGGCTATTCGGGACATGCAGAAGATGGCCTTTGAGTTGCTGAAGCTAGAGGGGCTCTTGCCGAAGGGCCGGTCTCTGGCCTGGTGGTACGAGAAGATGCAGGTCGAGGGGTATACCCACCAGATGATGACCGTGGGTGGGTTCAAGAAGTTTAGCAAGTTGATGACGAGGAAGGACCCCACGGCTGCGGCACCCCTCCTCCAGCGAACAGAGAAGGGGATCTTGATCGAGAAGGAGCAGCGAACCCAGCTTGGCATGGCCGAGATGCTTTGGCGGGAGAAGAACCCAACCTTTCCGGCAAAGGAGATCCCACCCCTGGACGAACTGCTGCACCTTGTCGAGAAGGAGGGCCTCGACAAGATCCGCTACTACGAGCACCAAGCACACATCGTCATGAAGCACTACGGGGACGCCATCTCCGCTGGCGTTGCAATGCAGCGGTTTGGCCGAGACATGGCAAAACAATTCCCAAAGGGGGACACCTTCGTTGGGATGCTTCGTGGGGGTCGTTGGAAGACCATGAGGAATGCTTCGGGGGAGATGCCGAAGACTGTGGGCGAGGCTAGGCAGATTGTTGATCTCGAGGCGACCAGGGCCGGGTATCGGAAGGTTGATAGCGTCAGTTACGTCCGCGGTGTGTTTGAGGCGAATGCTTGGGAGGGGTGGAGGACCTACGAAGCCCAGGTCTCTACCCTTCTAAAGAACTCATCCCCAGAAACGGCCGTTGACGACGTCATGCGCTTTTTCAGGGAGCAAAAAATTGACGTATCAGACCCCATTGTGGAAATGCAAAGCAGGGTCTTGGCGAACGAGCTCTACCTGCCGAATGAGGTCGCGACGTTCGTCGAACACATGAACAAGCCAGATTGGCTTTCGGACTGGCGGCGCCTTGGGCCGGTCCAAGAGCTGGTGGGAGGAACCTTCCAGGACACGCTCAACTTTTTTAAAGCGTCGGTCACAGTGTCAGCAATCGCGTTTCACGGGAGAAATGCGCTCTCAAACGTAGTAACTACGTACATTGCCCACGGGGCCGCCGCGCTCAATCCTGTCCGTCAAATGGAGATGATGTGGCTCCTGGTGGCCCCCGAGGAGATCACGAAGTTTGAGATCGGACTCGGGCGGAAGGCTGGCCCGAGAACATTCACTCTGAACATCAACGACCCGGTCACCGGACTCAAGTCAAAGGAAGTTCGCACGATCCGCGAGTGGAAAGAGAAGATGAGGAACGTCGGCGTCCTCATGGACGACTGGAACCCGTCGGACATCCAGCTTGGCTTTAAGAGGATGAAGACCGGGTGGGTTAGCCCCGGCTACAGGTCAGAGGAAATGCGTAGAGCTGCGAAAAGCCGCGGAGACATCGTGCGGGCGGGTCGTCTGGGCACCCCCCTCGTCACCACGGGCATAGGAGCCGCCGCAGGCGGGGTGATTGGCTACAACATGGGCCCAGACGACACCCCAGAGGGGAGAAAGCTCGTCCAAGCCTTCGCCGGAGTCTTAATGGGTGGAACCGGAGGCGCTGCCCCCGGGGCGATCTATGACCTGTACATGAAGGAGCCCCTGAAGGCAGCCCGGGGCGCCTTTAAGCCGGGCCAAGACTTGACTGGGGTCGTTCGGGCGCACCCAAGCCTGTGGGGGAATACCAAGGCTGCGACCTCGGCCGCGCTTGATGTCTGGCTGGACTCAATTACAACCGGGTCGAAACCCCTCTCCAACGTGTCTAGGGCAGAGCGCCTTGCTAAGGGGGTTACTGGGTCCCCGGCAACGAAGGTGGGCCTGGCCACGGGTGTTGCTGGTGCCGGCTTCGGGGCTCTCTCCCCGCTGGCCCCGGACGAGAGTCGGCCTGAGCGTATCGTCAAAAACATGCTGTATGGGTTCCTTGGTGGTGGTGGGGCTGCCGTTGCGGCCAACTCCGCCTTCATCGTTCACGCTGGGGTCGGGGTGAAGATTGAGGAGCAGGCGAAGGCCGTTGGTTGGTTTGCCGGAAAGGCCAAGGGGCTGAGCGACGACGCTGCCCGGGAGATTGTGGACGCGACGATCTTCAACTACTTCAAGCTCTCGCCGTTTGAGAAGAACGTGATGAGGAGGATCTTCCCCTTCTACACTTGGTCGTCAAAGAACATCAGACTTCTCCAGCCCTACCTACTGGCGAACGAGCCAAAGAGGTACGCGGCCTTCCAACACGTCATGATGATGGGTGAACGTGGGTTCTCTGAGAAGGACGACATCCTGTTCACCCCAGAGCACCTCCAGTTCACCCTGGCCGCCAACATGGGCAAGGCGCGGATTATCGCCAGGTACGGCACCCCGGAAGAGGACATCATCTCGATGTTCAGGCCGGGAGACCTTATCTCGAGGACCCACCCTGCGACTCAGATCCTCTCACGCTTCCTTGGCCATGAGATGTACTACAACGTCCCAACCAAGACCATCAAGTCGGGGCGCGACGTGCTCTATCTTCCGAGGCCGTTCCGGGAGTTTGTTGGCCTGAAGGAAGTCCCTACCTTTGAGTACAAGAAGGGGGCTAAGATTCCGTCTGGGACGAAGTGGGAGGTTGGCCACTTTATCGGGGAGAATGGCGAGCCCAGGTACAGTAATTCGCTGGGGACTTATCGGATGGCCATGCTTAAGAGTTTCCCGATGTGGCGGCTGGTCACTGAGTACAACAAGATGATTGCCGAGAGATACCTCCTTGGGACAAGCGGAGAGGTCGGGGCGGACCCGGAGCCCATTTCTTGGGGAACAAGGGCCCTCCCGGTCTTCACGGGGATCAAGCTCTACGACCTCAACGAGGCCCAGGAGCGGCGGAACTTCTGGCGTGGCTACAATAAGACCTTGTGGGATGCTATGGGGGACATGGATCAAGTCGGTCACCGCGCATACCTGAGAAAGAACACCAAACTTACCGAGGCTGACATTGACGCCATAATGAGGTACGGGGAGTCTGAGAAGGCTAGGAATGATCTCATGGATCAGATCATGAACATCCAGAGTTCGGAGGGGGCGACCCCTCCTGACGCGGGGTTCCCAGTTGGCCCTGCGACACCCGCCTTGCCTGAGAAGTAGCCATGCCAGTTGACCCCAAGCGATTCAAGAGAGCTCGGCCAAGCGACGAGAAGCCGCCGCAGCGAACAATCGTCCGATCACTTCCATCGAAGATCTCGGTTGGGGTGACTGGGGACATCGAGGCCGAAGACCCTGATGGTAATACGTCCAAGTTATCTACAGCTCGCCTAAAAGAGGGCGGGCTCCTTACCTCGGACTTAACAACGCAAGACTTGCTAAAAGAAGTCCTGTATGAATTGAAACATATCCGATTGCATCTTGAGGTGCTTTCGGGGGAAGATCTTAGAGGAGACGTTGACTATGCAGATCAATGATGGAACAGGGCGCGGATACGTCGCCAAAGTTACTCAGGACAATCGGCTCGCCACTGAAGCGCTGGAGGCTTCGTCTCAAGCATCGAGGAACGGAAAAGCCTACACAGTAGCTGGGATCCCAGCGGCTGGAGTGACATCAACCGGAGGGGTCATGCTTCTCCTAATCAACGACAGCCAGACTGATTCTATTTTGATTGACCAAGTGACGGTAAGTGGCGACAGCACAAAACTCGTTTTCTGGGAGCGCTCAGGTTATACGGTGGGGACCATTGCTGACGCCGACGTTGCAAGCTCAAACGCACTCAACACTACATACCCAGACAATAATTCTGTCAGCGCATACATCTGGGACGGCAGCAACCACGGCATTGGCGGGCTAAGTGGCACCACGGACGTATTGGGGGCATACACCCTGAGCACCACCCCCTTAAACGTAAATCACGGTGGCAATCTAATCATTGGTCCTGGCAAGAACTATGCGGTCCACCTCGACAACAACTCAGGCGGAGCTCAGGACGCTGCTATTACAGTTAAGTATTTCATGGCAGCCGTTTAGCCCAATCATCAAGTAGCCCATAGTCAGCGTTCGCTTCTGTGGGATTTCCCTGTAATGTGAAAACAATAGCCCCCTAACGAGCGGGGGCCGAAAGCCAGGAGACTCGTAATGGCAATCACCTTTCCCGTTTACACAAACTGCCTGCGCCAAAACGTGGGCGATCCTGGCGGAACATCTGAGTATCCGGGCACTGCCCTAAAGATTCGCCACAGCGGAGAGGCGGCCATCGGAGGAGCCCACGACGCCGCGGTCGAGGCGGCCTCACCTGGCATTGCCCGCGGGCTGATTGTTGGTGTCCGGGCTACCTCCGGCACCGGGGGCGGCGCAGCCGCCGGCACCGTGACAATCAGGGTCTACAGCGACGACAGCAAGACGGACGAGCTCTACAACGTGGGGCTGGACCTGTCGGCCTCCCCGTACAAGTCGTCGAATCTGGTGGCTCAGGGCATCCCGTTTTTCTCGCCCCCGTACTTCACTATCCAGTGCTCGGTGGACCCAAACGCGGACGTCTTCGTCACCTTCTATATCAAGTCTATTGCCGGAAACGGTTAATGCCCAGTCACCCCGGAACAGGTTTTGGCACCAGGGGTCATCCCCCCAGCCTTTCTGGCGGCGGAGGCGGCGATCTAGTGGACGATGCTTGGTATGTGGAGTACGAGTTCGACTTCACCACGCAGAGTTCTGGGTCGATAGCCGACAATGCTGTGATAGAGCTTGGGGCGCGGAACGCTGACGGTCAGGCTGTGAACTGGACTGCCGAAGAGGACGACGACGACGACCCTGCCGCAGCTATCGGGACCCTTGAATGGGTGAGCGGATCTGGGCTCAAAATCACCCCAGCAGCTGGCACCAATACATGGAGTGCGGGCTTAGACTCTCCCTGTCTCACGGTAGCCCTGACGGACTGCATACCAAACCTGACGAGCCAAGATGTCATCTGTGTTCAGGTGTTCACTGAGGAGCCAGTCACCATCGCCGCCAACCACGATGGATATGGTGTTGTCCTGTATGAGCCTGCGTCTAACCTTGCTGCAGTTAGCAAGTGGGTCTATTACCGAAATTACTACAATAATAATACCCGTCTTTGGCAGGTCGCCGGCGAGGATGCCAACCCTGCGTCCGCCACGACAAGTGGTGCGGTAGCGACAGTCCCAAGAAGTTTTGAGATCGTCGTCTACCTCACTGGAGGAAATGCGATCTGTGCTCATTCAACATCGACAGCCACCAGCGCTGTTCCGCTGGAAACGATCTCGACAGATCGAGCATGGGTCCAGGCCTCAGGAGATCCTATGACCTCCACTGGGACATTCTCTGAGCCGACCATGGCCATCGATCCGTCCGACTGGCGACTGGCTCTTGCGAGCTTTAAGGTGAGCAGTGGAACCGCCTTCTACAACTACTTTTCGTCCGTCAGGATCCTTCGCCTTGGCGGGCGGGATGGCGGCGCAGGCTGACGGGCGATAAGCAATGACCTCCCAGACCGAACACAGGCTCAAGATGGCTTTGTGGGCTATCCCTCTAATATTTAGCGCCGGCTCATTTTACGGATTCCTGACCATTGGGAGCGCGGACGTGTCCGAGCGAGTCGAGCAGGTTGAAGAGGGGCTCAAGATTCACACTGCGCTCAAGGCCCACCCCGTTGGTGAGGCTAAGATGGAGACAATCTTGATGGAGCAGCGGGAGCTTCGACGCGATATGGCTGACGCAGGAGAGAACATCGCAGCGATATGCTCCGCTATACCTGGGGCTCGATGTAAATGATTAGGCGAGGGTCGAGGGGTGAGGAGGTCAAGTCTTTCCAGGGCTTCTTGATACGCCTTGGCTTCTTGTCTCGTGGCTCTGACGACGGCATAGCTGGGCCGAACACAACGTCCTCCATCGGAGCATACCAACGTGCCTGTGGCCTAGACGATGATCAGGTCGCAGGCCCCCTTACCT